CATCTTTAAAATACTGGACGATAAGCGGGTCCATCGTCGGCGTCTGTCCTAACCGATTGGTGGCCGCATTGATGTCAATGGCTAAAGCGTAAGAATGGCAAGAGAGTTTCCCGGGCTCGCCCCTGACGTCCCTAATCTCAAAAAGCCCATCAAACGTCTTGAGTTGTCTGACTAGGCCCATCTGATAGATTCGAAGAAGTACACGAAAAAGAGGCCCTTGCATGTCTGTATTGCAGTAAAGACGCGTGACGGGGAGCCCATTGATAGAATTGATCCACGTGCCTGCTGAAAGAAGGGGAGCTGGGATCTTCATCACCTGGCACCACTGGGCTTCATTGGCCCAAACCCCATTCACAATAGGGCCATATCTGGCTACAGCGTCAGCTTCAGTCATGAAAGCCCCAGGTAAAAAAGAATGATGGCAAACACAGCGCAGGCTACAATGACCACCAAATGGGGGCCCGTCGGGGGCCAGTTAAACCAGTTCATGGGTCAATCTTCCTTAACTCAGCCTGAATCAGATAGGTGACCTGCTCCACGATTTCAGCCTGAATTTGCTCAGTCCAGTTGGGGAGGTGAAACTTGGCCACCAAAGAGGACACCAAGTTATTCACCATTCCTTGGACCCAGTAGTGTTTATCATCCCCGCGCCCAGGTTCAGGAAAGAGCGTTTCGGCTTCCCGGGTGAGGACTGGAACGACTACACCCAGGAAGCCATTGAGAATTACTTTAAGAAACGCTTTCACTTAAGCGGCGGGCGGCGAGCCAACCAAGCTCGAAAGAATGTTCTTGATGGTGGCCAGGATACCGGCCTTCGGGAAAAGCGGGATCAGAGCCGAGTCAATTGCCACCACAGCCAAAAGAACATCACGCCAGTTTGCGATAAGCCAAGCCATAGAGCCCCCTTTATTTAAAGTGCGCCATTACGGCCACTTCGATGAAGAATGAGAGTATCGAAACACAGGTCGCCACTCCCACAGTTACCCCTACCAGCTTCCAGTAGGAGTTTAACAGTTTGTCTACTTTTTCTTCAAGTTTGTTGAAACGGTAATCCGCATGATCTTTATGCTCTTCAAGTCGTCCTAAGATTCGCGCCGTGTCCATGGCAACCCCCTCTTAGTTGGTGAACTGAACCCCGCTGGCCGCAACCTGCGCTGTCCCACCTGTTACTTGAATCTGAATGACTGAGCCAGGGCCAAACTTTCTATTGGTGGCAAGAAGCTGTTGAGTAGTGACAGTAAGATCCACTGAAGAATAACCAACACCGTCCACTACAAGGGCCACCACAGGTGACCCAGAAGTCTTGTTGGCCACAATGGTAGCTTCAATGTATTTCCCCGACGGCACTGAATATAAAGTGATACTGCCACTTGTGGTCTGGTTCTGGGCTATATTGGAGTCAATTCTTATTCCACTTCCATACGTTGCCATTCTTTAATCTCCTTAGAAGGGTCTATAGTGAACCAAGATCCCACAATTCTGTGGCCCTGATGTTCCACCACCCTGAGCCTGGATCAAATCACAACGGATGGCGCTCCAAGCAGGGATAGCATTGGTGATAGAGGCATTCAGCACGGGCTGAGTCGTATTAGATGGCGGGGAGTAAGAGGGGCTTGGGCTATAGTTTGGCCCAATGAGCGAGGGGTTAACTGCACCCACCCAGGCATAGTTCCCCGCCTGATAAGAAATCTTGGGTGTCGTGGTAAAGATTGAAGTAAAGCTCCCCCCTGAGCTATCCGCAATCAAGATATCCAGCTCCGTCGTTCCACTCAGCCCTGCAATCACGTTGAACATCCAGACATCGATAATCTGGGCATTAAACTCAAAGACGGCCATACCGTCTACGGCCGATTGCGGAAAAGATTGGCTCACGTTGTAAAAGCCATTTAGAAAAAACTGTTTTTCAGAGTGCTGAAAGTAGTTGATGAAGTTCACTGAGCCCGCAATCGATTGGGCCAGAAACTCGCTCACGGCTGAGAGAAACTGCGTCCCAGGAAGTGGTACGTCTTGCCTAACTGGATCTACATCCGCCATGAATCCCCCTCAAATCAGCCGGTAAGGCTGTCCCGTGTTGGTGGTCGGGTTAAAATCAGGAAACCCGATTAGGTCCACCTGAAAGCCCGCGCTGGGAGTAAAGCCCATGCTGGCTGAAGTCTGAATCGTAGTCCCCACAATTCCTGCCACCGTAAGATCCCCCGAATCGCTGGAATAGTCCAGCGAGTGAATTCGGACGGGCGCTCCCACTTTGAATTTGCCAATGTCCCCGCCCCCCACATCAAAATGGGTGGTATCCGTTCCAGACGTCACTAAAACAGTGGGGCTTAGGAAAACATGCATCACTTTATAAAGCGCATTTTCCGTGGGGTCTGGGCTGTTTGGATAGGCCGCAATGTCCACCACGTAATCAGCGGGGGGTGTAAACCCAAGATCCGTGACATGAAGGAGATAGTTGTTGGTGGCATCAATGGAGAGAAGTGTCACTTGGGCGTAAACAGTCCAGTCCTTAGAGTGGACCACGATGGGAAGCCCAATATACTGGGCCCATTTCTTAGATTCATTGCCCGGGTAAAGAGCCCCAAAAGAATCTTTAATGATGACTTTTTGGCTGGTGCATCCTGTATCCGTATGGGAGCTTGGCGAGATGGTGGCAAAACGGTCTTGAATGGTGGCCCCAAGGCCACCCACCAATTTTAAAGAAACGTTTCCTGCTTTAAGATCAAAAGTCCTGTCAATGACTTCAAAGAGCTGATAATCCAAGCCCCGTTCGCCCGTATTGAAATTGGCAAGCTGAAGGTTGCCATAGTCCTGAATGGTGACAATATCGCCAGCCTCAATCGTGCTTCCCACTTTCCAGTTCACTTTGATGGTGAACATGAGGGCTCCGCGCTTGTAGCGATTTAAGAGAAAGAAAGCGCGCTTTTGAAGCTTGGCCGCTGAGTACCCGGCATAAACGCCCTGGGCTGAGATCGGAAGAACACTCGTAATCCCAATGGCATTCAGACTGTCATTGTCCAGGATGACGACATTTGATAAAGAATCCCCCGCGTCATCAAAGTTGTAAGAGATATCGATTTCATTGAAGAATGCCCGCTGATTGAGCGCACGCGAAGGTCTTATGTTTTGGGGATCAAGAACATTATCTTTATTCAGGATGGCTAGGTTTTGATTGGCGATAGGCGGCGAATGGTATCCGCAAGATAGCTTGCCTCGACGCGTGAGGGAATACGCACCAATGGGGAAGTAGACTTGCGTTTCCAAGAAATCTTTACCACTATCGACCGATTGACTAAAGAAAAAGATATAGTCGTTTCCGTTCCCACCTAAGAAGATATTTTTAATAAGCTGATGTTGGGCAATATCCACGTCAATGGGAGTGAGGCTAAGACCTGCTCCCACGGGGAGCACGTCATACTGGGATCTAAAGCCGATTGTGGCAGGCGTATCTTGCTCTTTAGTGAGCGTGGCATTGACATAGATCAAACGATTGGACTGGCTTTCAAAATCGGCAAATCTCACGATTTGAAAAAGGGTGTTGTTGTTTCCCCCGTGAGAACTTCCTTGCAGGATGCACCATTCACCGGCCACCAAACCATAATCCTGAACGGCGTCAACGCCGCTTGGGAGTGTAATGAAATCTGTCGTGGTGGTGCCTGGGTCGGGATCAGGTTCAGGTCCAATGGCCAAAAGGGGCTCACCTGTGATCCAAGGTCCATCCCAGCCTGAAAGCATGAACTGAAGGGCCATGTCGAGGGCATTCACTTGATAAGTTGGGTCACCAATCTGAATTCCAGCCGACACGGTGGTTCCACTCGTATGGGAGTCAGCCGTGGTGCCCCGGGCACCTCGCATGATCACGCTAAAAGTAGTGCCTGAATCAGGGACACACTCGATCCACTCATCGTCAATCTGAATGAAACAGTGAACGCTGTTGTTGGGATTTCCATCCGGGCCAATGATCGGGGCAAAGAAATCCCCCGTACTGGTGACTGGAATGGAAGTGTCGCTTGGGGAAATGTCTCCTGTTAAAGAACTTTGAGCGATGTAAAAGAGCTGTTGGCGGCGTTTGATGTTGGGGTCTGAGACCTGGATATTGACTGTACCGGGCCCATCATCCACAGCCGATATGTATCCACGGAAGACTTCAAAAAAGTCCTGGGGGTAAGAGATATTTGAGAAGCCTAAGAACACTTGGATTTCAGCGCCCAAAATCTCAGGGAGTAAAACTCCCGGAGAGATAAGCTGGGTCATGAATCCTTCATAGTCAATGAAGGATAGGGTCAGAAGCGAAACGGATGCCTTCCCCTGCTCAGGCTCAAGACGCTGGCCAATGGTGAGGCTTGAGCCATCTAAGTTTAAATAAGGCCTAAACGTCGAAATAGACCCGTCTTCATTTTGTTTGGTGTAGGGCCTGAGTCCTCCGTACACCAAGCCTGGCGCGCCATAGATGACATCTACGTCCCCATAAAGAATCTCAGTCCCGACGGGGGTGCTGGATAAGATGTCATTGAGCCCTTTAATCTTAACGACGATGACTGGATTCTTTACCAGTGCTTCGTTTTGGATTAAATAATTTAAAGGAATGCCGTCAGTGCCCATTCTTACCTCAAGCGATACGCCTGAATCACGTTTGAGACGGAGTTAAAAGAGCCCCCCGTTGCGTTGGCAATGACGTTGTAAGTGGTGGAAGAGGTGACATTAGCCAACGTGGGTCCCGTGATCCCGCTTCCTGTTCCGTTTGATGCAAGTGCCGCGCGGGTGAAAAGATCCGCCGTTGACCCATAGGTGGTAGAGACTCCGGTTGAGATGCCCAACCGTAAAGCTGTAGCAGACCCAATATCGTTTGAGGACATGTTTCCAAATATCTGCCACGTCCCAGCGGGGACTGTCACGGACACCACAATGCCAACACTCGTCGTGGGGACAGTCGTGCTAGTTGCAACAAGCGTTTCACCACCTACCCCAACTACGTTCCAGTTGGTTCCATCGGAAGTCATCGCAATCCAGGAGTACTGATTGTTTGTCCCGTCCCCAATATTCGTGGTGGTGTACCCGTCGATGGTGTCGCTTCCCGCGCGGGTGATGGTGATCTTTTTTGTCCCCGAATCAACCTTCTTGAAAACTAATTTTCGATTTGTATTGTTTGCCGCTGCTGGGAGCGTGATGGCTACGTCAGCCGAGGACCCTGTGGTGATGAGAAAAGTCTCATAGCCATCGGTATCGGTAACGGTGTAGCTCGCAGATTTTGCCACCGTGGTATGGGGGAAGTTCCATGCGGGAGCAGCCACCCCAGCAGAGCGCAAGACTTGTCCTGCCACCCCAGCGGCCAATCGGGTTGCGGTGCCCCCGCTTCCGCCGTAAATCATATCGCCTGTCGTGGTCATGGGGTTGGTGAACCCACCTGATCCCGGGGGAACAGCCCAGATTCCATCCGCGCGTAAGAAGTTAGAAGAGCCCCCGCCTGATCCGGGCACCACGCCTTGAAGTGAAGACGTAAACTGGTTCAGCTCAGCCGTGACCTGGGTGTCTGTGAGATCAATGGCGTTGGCCGTGGAGCCCGTATTGTTGCCCTTAATCGTGTGGGCGGCCATCTGAGCAAGCTTGGCGTTGCTCACGGCATTGCTAGCAATGGTGACTGCGCCGGTATCGGCCAAGGTGGCATCACCTGACATGTTTACGCCAACGGGATAGTTGGATGAATTGCCCACGTAAAATTTGGTGTCAGAAAGATTGGCCTGAATCGTAAGAGCTGAGCTTGAAACTACGGATTTAGTGTTATTGGCAAAGGTAAAGATTGAAGAGCCTGTTTCATTCACGTCACTTAAAGTGAGATCACTTGGAGCGGCTGAGCCCCCTGATTTATTGGCCTTCACCGTATTGTTGGCCATATTGGCCATCTTGGCGTTGGTGACAGCGGAATTGGCAATGGTGATAGCGCCCGTGTTGGCGCAAGTGACATCGCCTGAGCACGCCACGTCAGCGGCCACGTTGGACCCATTGCCCACCAAAATATGAGCACTGGTTAGGGGGATATCTGCATCAAGAAGTGTGTCCCAAACGGGCGCTGCACTGACTGTACCCGTTCCCGTTTGCCTGAGAAACTTCCGAGTTGCAGCGGTATTACCAGCCAAGGCAACGTTGTGGGACCCATCAAAATAAAGAGTATCACCCAGGGTAAGAAGGGGGGACAGATTGTCAAATCCAGCCGTGGCCGTGGTCCCAGCCGTGCCCCCGCGATTAATCTGAAGAGTGCCCGAAGTTGCCGTTGCAATGTTTAGGACTGGGCCATTGCCTGTTGACCCGTCATGAGTATGCCCGCTGGTTCCATCAAAAGCGGTGTCAATCGCTTCAACGCGAGTGAAGACGCTGTTTGAAGAATTGCCCCGATTATTGGTGGCCCAGGTGGGCAGATAGTTATAGACCTGATTTAAAGAAGCCCCTAAGTACGAGGCAAGCGCGTTAAATTCCCTTTGAATGTTTGAGATGGATGAACCGCTTGAAGGCGACCCATTCGTGAGTTGAATAATGTAGGGCTCAATGTCATTTCCGTTCTTATAAAGAAAAGCGGAATTCGTGACAGAGGCATTAACCGGCTGGCCGTTGGTGACACCACCGGCTTGAACCTGAGTGCAGAGAAGAAGCGCAATAAGACTCTGAATGATTCGTTTCATGTGTTTCTCACCCTGAATTTCATGAGAGGCGTTTGATAGTTAAAGGGATAGTTGGGAAGCATCTCAGAAAAATAAAATTCAAGCCCTTGACTGGGATCTTCCAGCGTTCCCGCGTAATAGGTATTGGGCACGGTCACGTCAGGCGTGAATTCAAGCTCTCTTTGTTGAATCATCCATTGCACCAAAGGGAGCCAGTCAGAAAGCAAGTCTTCTGGGATGTATTTAAACTGCACCTGCCAAAAGCTTTGAAGAGCCCAGGTAATGGATTCTTTAAGCCCTGATGCTGAGATATTGAGCGAACCAAAGTTCTTTTGCATCGTCTCAGGTGGAAGATAGGTGTAGCCCAGTTGATTGGGCACCAACGGAGTGCCCGCCGTGCCTGTTCCCGTGTAGCTGGTGGCTCCGGTATAATCGCTCTCATCAAAACCCAAGATGGTGGCGGGATTACTCGCATTGCCCGTCCCAAAGTAAATGCTCAGATAGCTCCCGCTTGTGGAAATCGTCGTGCGATTCTGAGTACCCCCAGCCGCCGAGCGATCACTGGTGCAAGAATAAATATTCTGGGGATCAGCAGCCGCCATGGCACGAGCCACTTCAATCCCAAGACCTGAAAGCGAATAGTAGCCCACGTTTAAGACTGCCAAACGTGCCGTGTCCATTCCGGGAGTTTCGCTAGAGCTTGTCCCAAAGGAGATATTTTGATTCTCAACTGTGATCTGAAGCCCATAAAGAAAGAGCGATGGATTTTTAAGAGCCATTAGAGTCCACCCCCTACGCTTTGGATCTTGAAATCAGTTGAGTCAGCCGCCGCGCGGATTTGATCCACAAGCCAGCGCTGGGTCTGATCGCTCATCAGCATGTGGCCTTGGATGACAATATTAGTAGACTTTGACGTGGCGGGTTGAGAGGCATTAGCACTGGTAGGTGCGGCTCCACCCGTTGAAGCCGTCACGTCGGGTGCTGTCGCACTGGGCGCGCTCACCGCTGCCCCGCTGGTGGACGTTTTAGCCCCGCCCCCGGCTATCCCCCCAAGCAGGCCGCCTAACGCAATCAGGGCCACGCCAGCCGCGAAGGCGGGCGGGTTTGGGGGCCAGATTGAGGCCAGCATCATCATCTCGCCATACTGGCTGGCCATTTGGCCGGCCATGCCCGCGAACATTCCCTCAATCGCATCCGTTGCGGACTTAGTACCCGCTCCCCACGCTTGGATATTACTGGTGGCATTCTTTGAGAAAGCCGATACGGTATTATCCCCGAACTTTCCCCAGTCTTGAAGATCGTGTTTGCTTCGCTGAGCGGTTGCACTGAAAGCGCGACCTACGCCATCAAAGGCATTCTGGGATTGCCGAACGTAGTTATTGAGCGCCTGCTCTTGAACGCGCCAAAGCTCATCGTTATCCTGGCGCATTCGCATATCTTTAAGTTTGTTGAGCCTGACTAATTCTTCGTTGGCCTGCTGATGCGTGAGAATCCCCTGAGCTTCTTTAGCCTTTACCTGATCAATTTCGGCCTGAACTTTTGCGCCCGCCTGCTGAAGATGGGCCTGATAAATCTGGGTGGCCTGATCCAGCGTGGTCATTGTTTTTTCTTGCTCTTGCAAAAGCTGAGCATCGATTGCGGCAAGCTCTTGGGCGACCTTCGCGCGCTGGGCCTTTTCTTTTTCTGAATCCACGGTGCGGATTGTGCCTTTGGCGTTAGCTACTTCCTGGGCCTTTGCCTTTTCCACATCCGCATTTTTAGTGACGATGGCCTGAACTTTGGGAAGCTCAGCTTCAAGCTTCTTTAACTCAGCCTGATAGGCCACCATTTGGGACGTATCAAAGGCTGTTGTGGTGCCCTTAAGGCTTTTCTGATCCAAGTCCACAAGAGCGCCCTTGATCTCCATGATCCGCTCTTGGACCCGTTGCAGGTGAGCAGCAGACTGCTCAGCCCCCGAACCAAACTTGTCTTGAATGTAAGTCTTGGCGTCATCCGCCATGGACTTGAGATTTGAGAAGAAATTCTTAACCGTGGGCCCGGCGATTCTTTCAAAAGCCAGGGTCATCACTTCGCCAATTTCAGTCAGTGTGGCTTTGACCTGTTGCCAGGCTGTGATGCTGGCCCGGACGTCTTCGACGTTTTGGCCAAACTTCTTATGGCCCTCATCCAGCGCTGCATTTAAAACAGCCTGTTGGCGGCCTGCTTGATTGAGGGCTTCAACCGAAACACCAATCGATTGAGCGTAATCGCGGTAAGCTTTCTGCTGATCAACAACAATCCCAAGATGCCTAAGCTGGCGTGTATTGCCCGAAGCGACAGCCTGGGAGATCGCTTCGAAATTGGCCACCAAATCCCCGCCCATCACGGCGGTAGCTTTTCTGGCCAAATCCATTAATTCAGGAAGTTTCTCAGCCCCCACTTCAAGCTCAAGAAGCGCTTTGTTTGCCGCTTGCATGAGCGTGGTGTCGTCAACCCAGCCTTTGGATGCTTCCTGCAAACCCTTTAGGAGAGTGCCCGAGAATACGCCCGCCTGGGTGGATAACGCCTCAAACTGGACTTGGGTTTGCCTGATCTTCTCAGCATCAAAAACAAGATCAATGGTTTCTTTAACGGCAAAGAGTGCAGCACCAAAACCCGCGACCATGGGCGCTGCACTGCTTAGGTTTTCAATGAGATCAGAGACACCTTCGGATGAGCCAATTCCATCAACAGCGCTTTTAGCCTTGAGCGCAACTTCAATGAAGTTATCAGCGTCTAGGTCTAGCCGAAATGTAGTGGTGTCATTATTGTCCGCCATCAGTGGACCTTAATCCTTCCCCTTTGCACTCGGTGATCCCTGCTGAATATTGCCGCCAAGGTCGCCCGCGCTTGCTCGCCCTTTAAGGGTGGCATCTTCACGTCAGGCGGTCTAGGTGGAGGTGTCACCTCGAAAGTATCAAGGAACTGGACAATTTCCTGAAAGCCCTCTTTATTCACAGTGCCCGCCCTGGCCTGCCAACAGCCCAGGACGTATTCTTTATTTCGAATACGCCTGCCCGCCTCAAGCATCGCGAAGAACCGGGAAGCTGGCATAGTGAGCGCATATTCATCGGTCCACCCATAGAACCGGCATACCTCGCCGATTAAAATGGGAGCTGAAATGCGGATCTCTTCTAGCCGGTCTTCTCTGGAAGAGTTTTTTTTTCCGCAATCTCCGCTTGGGCCTTGCCCGTCACGGTTGCCATGATCTCAGCGAAGAGCCCCCGGATTTGAGCCTGAGTCATTTCTTCAACGTCTTTGTACCGAATGGTTTCGCAGACAAATGAAAAAAGCTCTGCGTAAGCTCGGATCACCAAGCGGTGATCTTTTGAGCCCTGTTTGTAGATTGCATCCATTCGGGCCAAACGCTCTAAGAGTCCCAGGTAAACAGCCGTGCTCATGGGCTTAATAAAGTGGACTTTGCCTTTCCACTTAAAGCCCACAGGCTGGGTCACCAGAAGATCCAAGTCCGTAATCAGACGCACCCCAGGCTGAGCCGTAAGCTCAGCCTGGGGAGACTTACTCAGAAATAAACGCTTAAAGAAATTCATTGAGCCCCTCTTTAAGCGTAATTGGCCGCCGTCGTGGCGATGGTGAACGAATCACCCACCGCGAAGGCCGTCGTACCCTGATGCATGGTGAAGTTAATCGGGTTGCTAACGAAGTTAGCCGTAGACGCACTTGCATGCGCCAAGGTCACCACGCCAAGAACACCGCTAACGCTTCCTGAGATTTCAAATACTGTGGCGCTTGAAGCCCCAATGCCCACGCAAAGACCCGTGATGGTTTCTGTCTTGGTGTACCCGTTGGCCACGGAAATCGTGTCGACAGTACCGTTTCCGGTATTGCCGCCGTTGTAGCTGGGCGAACCCGCAACCGCGTTTACGATGCCAATGGAGGGATCACCATAAATCCAGAATCGGGCAGGCACCGTCGTGCTATCGGGGAAGATCACGAATTCAACTGACAGACCCGATTGCTTGTCAGGGCCATATTTCACCTCGGAAACCTGAATCGGGATTGCCTTAAAGAATTTGAAGTCTTCCGAAAGATCCGCATCCGATTTCTCAAGCGGGTGCAGGATGAGCACTTGAGACTTCGCCAAGAGCGAATCCCCAATCTGCAAATCCGAATAGATCATCTTGTTACCGCCACTGGTGATCTCATGAGCGGACTGAAAAGCGGCGTGGAAGGTATCTTTATTCTTGATCTCAGCCAGGGTCATCTTAACCGAATAGGCCTGACCCGATACCTTCTTGTCAGCGGAAGTCTTGCCCCACTGATCAATCATGATGTCAGCGGTTTCATACTTCAGCGAGAGAGTCACCCCTTCCGTGGTGCCCCCGAGATCCACCCCGTTCCAGTTGACCCGCATGGGGGTCAACGGGATATCGGTAGGAGTAATCGTAGCGTTGCTCAAACTCATTTTATTCCCCTTTCTTTAAAAGTTTTCAAAGTGCGCGATTCGGCACTCCAACATCACTTCTTTTCGGAATTTTCCGCCCTCTTGCTTCATGGAATAGACCTGAGAAAACTTGGCCCGATACACCACGCACTTGAGCACCAGCGAACCATCATTTGCGGCGATGGTGGCCAGATTCAAGATATTGAAAAGTGCTGATTGATAGCGCCAGGCTTTATAGGTGAGAAGATCAGCGTCTTGATCTTCCACCACGACGGAGACATTAAAAACGTCTTCCGCGTTAACTGAGTTGGCCTTTCGCTCTTGGACTTTAAAGTCCTGCTCATCAATGACCACGAAAACAGCGGGGCACTCATAAGCCTGGGGTTGTTCATAAATAAAATAGGATTTTGGGTTATCAATCATGACCTGGGGAATGCCGACGTTGGCCCCCACGGTATCCAAAGCCGCGCCAATATTTGTCTTGATGAAATCCACCAAGAGGTTGGACGCGCCTTCAGCGAGTTGAGCCCAAGTGCTCATAGTTGGCCTTTCATGATGTAATCACCTACACCCCGGCGCCATGCCGAGATGGTGTCCTCAGAAAAGCTCATGAAGGGTCTTCGCACGCCCGGATACTTAGCGTAAGGCAAGGCACCGAGATTGACACCGAAGATGAAACTTCGATCCGTGACGGTTTTGTAGTAATAGCCCGAATTAATTCCCTGAGCGCCTTGGGCGAGCCGTCCTGTGGCCACCATGAGGGCATTCCCTCCGCCCGGGAAGCCTGCAAATCGTTTCTTTTTCTGGCGGGCATAAAGTGGGCTGAGGGGTGCCCACTTTCCGGTTTGAGAGGCATTTTCCGTTTGCCAGCGTTCATTTTGCTTGTCCTTAAATTCTTGAAGAAGTGTCCGGTTAAAGTAAGCGGAAGCCGAGCGTCCACGGGACACCAATCCGGCCAGCCTTTGGCCAATCCCGTCTTGCAGCTCTGAGAGTCCGCCTGATGCCATCATCGCCTCGGGGTGGGGTCCGATACTTGGCCCAAAGAAAAGCCATAAAGGGGAGACAAAGATTGACCTTGTCTCGTGTAGTAGTCGTCTCTTAGGTCTTTGGCGTTTTCCATGAAGGAGTCGGCCATATCTTTAAAAGCCGTCATGGATTTCAAAATGTCTTCACTGGGAGCGTCTTCGGTTTTGTAGACTTCACTTGCGCGCGTGGAGTATTTCATGGCCGCCGCAAGATAGGCTTCCTGAGCCGCAAATCTCAAAGCCGAAGCATTGAGCCCATCAGGAAGATTGATGTAAGTGGCACCCAAGCCCAGCCAAGTAGATGCATTCTGCAAAAACTCATCTAGCTCCGTGTCGGTAAACCACTGATAGTAATAGGTGGCCCGAATCGAATCGCGGTTAGAGGGCACCACGGAAACATCAATCTGAAACGTACCCGAATCCGTATCATCAGCCGTGATGTCCGTTGCGGGATCAAGAGCCGCGCCGTTCTTATAGACGCCCAGCGGGAATGGTGTTGGATTCGTGGTGAAATCCGTGACCCTGCGATATTCAAACGTTTTAAAGATAAGATTGGAACCGTCGACGGTGCCGATAACCTGTTTCATCGAACAGAGCTTGTCCGTTGGATTGTCTTTGATCAATGTTCGGAGCGCAGTGATAGCGGCGGCCGTCGACGCCCAGCTCATGACGCCTTCACTTCCTTGGAAAGCTGCATAAGCACATCAGAGAGCTTCGCGTCTTTCTCAATGAAAACGTACCTGAGACCTTCTTTTTTCATCACCAAGGCTTTGACCTTGCACTGAGCAAGATCCAGTTTCGAAACTGGCTCATCCACATAGAGCGGGCCACCCACGGCGTAGGGGAAATACTTCTCAACCCGACGCATGAGCGGCTCATGGGGATAATGCTTGTCAGCGTTTTTGAACTTCCAGTTGCGGCAATAGATCGTGCTTTGAGCCACTTCAGCGGCCACGCCAATCAGTTCCTTTAACTTTTCAGACTGATCTTGGACCGGATTGAGCTTTCTGGCCTCTTCCTTGGTGGCCGTGGGCTCCGTAGGCTTTAAAGCGTTGATTGCCATTTTCTCGTTCTTTATTTTACTCATAAAAAGTTGCCCCCATTTTGGGCTTCCCCGGGTGAGACTCACAGATGAGGGCTCAACTGTGAGCCCCACCCGGGAAACCTGATTAGCTGGTCACGCTTCCGTCGTTGCCCTGGTAGGCAAAGCGCGGATCAATGAAGTCCGCGTTTCCACGAAGCGAGAGCTTCCAGCGATAAACGTCTCGCTCAAAGCCAGCGCCCGACTCAGGGTTTTCCTGAGTGACCTTGGCCGCTTCACGGATCTGCACGATGAACCACGGCTTACTGGTGTCCATGACATACCAGGCGGCCGAGTTTGCCGAGCTTCCGCTGTTGTCAAACATGAATCGCGAAATGATGAGATCTGCGATCCCTTGCAGTACGTTCACCGCAAGCGAACCACCCACCGCGCCCGCCGAAGCAGCACCCGAGGGGTAGAAGTTGGAGTTGAGCAGAGTCGCCAAGCTCCAACGATTGAACGGGCCAGCCGCGATGGTATCGGGCTTGACTGCCATCTTGAGGCTTTGCAGGTTGAGCTGCTCTTCCAGCGCCGTGAACGCTGACTGAACAGTGGCCTGGGTGGGAAGAGAGAAGCTTCCGGGCTTCGTCTTACCACCACCCGCGACGAAACCAGCGCTATTCCACGGATAAGTCGTCTCCGTGGAAGGCTTCGTTTCAGACGCAGGCACCGTCAGGTTGCCGTAGGTACAGCCACCCGCCAGTGACGCAAGCTTGCCGTAGGCATAGACTTCCCAGGCAAGAGCCGCGTAATCCGCCATATCGCCCACTTTCTGAGCGAACTGGCCGGTCTGGTCATCATCGATCAACTCAAACGTGACCGGGAGCATTTGGCCAAACTTCTTATTGCGAAGTTTGATGTCCAGGCCGACGACCGAGCTTTCCAGGTACTTCTCGCCTTCGCCCATCTCACCCAGGAAGGTGAGAGCGTTCAGCGGAGCGTACAGCTCGGTGTCCTTCGTTGAGTGGATGATGTGCGTCCACTTTTCATACGTCGTCGGAACAGCGGGATAAAGATTGTTTACCGCCGTCTGAACGCCCGCACGCAAAAGCTGCGTGTTGGCCGACGCTGAATTGGTTTCGCGCATGACCTTCTTGCGGAACTTGTCCCAAGAAAAATCCAGCGAATCCGGGTTGAATTTGCTCTTATCGCAAACGTCAAACCCGAACTGACGCTGAATGCTCTCCCGAAATTCCTTCATTTCGGGCGAGTGCCAAGCGGCGCGCTCGCGCATCTTTTGATTGATATCCGTGCGGCGCCGAGAAGGAACCGCAGTTTTTGTTTCACTCATTTGTCTGCTCCTTTCTCAGCCGTTAAAAGTTAAGGCCCGTGCCCGTTGCCGCCGGATAGCGCGCGCCAAGCAGAATCGGTCCCTGTTGGCCAGCCGCCGCCGAAGCGATGGTCGTGCCCACATAAATGCCGACGTAGTTCGAGTCACCACCCGTCGGGCCCACCGTCTGCGAGTCGCCACCATCTTGCAGGTAGACTTTATCGCCACAGTGAAAAGCGCCGCTGGTGACAAGCACCATCGAAGCCACAACACCGTATTTTGGGCCCACGAAATCAGGCGTCACCTGAGCCGCATCGACAGCCGTGAGACCATCATACGGGCCAGCGAGCTTGCCGTTGGTGACCACGTTATCGGCAATACCGACACACGTCAGACCGTCAGCCGTGGACGCCACACGCCGAAGCGCATGAGCCGAAGTGTTGAAAGTGATCAAATCGCCCTGATTCCAAGTCGAGCTGGCGTCAACCGCCGATTTGCCCGATTGGAAAAGGGTGACGCCCCGGTCGTCGCGGATGATGCGATCGACGTTGGAGCCGTATGCTGTGATAGCCATTTGGTTATCCCCTCTTGGTTAATGGTTTCTTTATTCGGATTTGCAATCGGAGAAGTCTAGCCCACCCGCCGATTGTCCACCCGATTTCTCTGCTCCGATGACAAACCCAAAGCCATCGCCCTCACCGGCTCCGGCTGTCCAGGCTTCACGGAAAGTTGCAAAGGTCTCGTCAAACGCTTTCTGGGTTTTAATGCCCTTCAAGCAGCTTTCACGAAATTTCTTGGTGGCCGCTCTAGGCAAGCCACTTTCCATCAAGGTCTTGTCAATGTGATTGCCAAGCTTGATCTCATCCAGCTCCGCACGGAGTCTGGCGTTTTCGGCCACCAGTTTCACCATGTCCATGGAACCTTTGGCCGATTCTTTATGCCCCTCTTTCTTTTCCGACTCCTGCTGATCAGCGGGCATCGATGCAGCGGCCGGACCGCTCTTGGGCGACTTATTGCCAGCCACACCACCGCCATCGTCATCGGCTTCCATTGGCTGAGCTTCCTGGCCCGGGGCCGGGGCATCGCCCTTGACGCCTTCTGGATTGGGGGGCTGAGCATTGCCCTTGGCCTGCTTGGCCTGAATGTGCTTGGCCATCTTGAGATTGTAGCCAGCCATCTTCATAGCTTCATCGTGATCGCCTTCGCAGGCTTCCATCGCGTGCTGGTAAGCTTCATGCGCAAGCTTGTGGTCGTCTTCCGTAAAGCCATCGCCCAGATATTTTTTCATCATGGACTGAATCAATTCTTCATCTTGATCCGCGTCCGCATGCTCGCCATCAGCGCCCCCGTCTTTCGCGGGAGGTGCGCCAGCGCCATCTTCTTTATGGGATTCTTTCTTGCCCTCTTTCTTTTCCTTGGACTCTTTTTCCTTTTCCTTGGACTCTTTCACTTTGGTCGCCATAGTTCCCCTTTCCCTTTCTAAAAGTTGAGCAATCTTGCCCCCAGCACCCGCTTCGGTGACTAGGTCGCAAGACGTTGCGGAAGTCATGACACTTACAGGCCGGATCATGGAGATGGCCTGATCCATCGCCTCTTGCAGTTTTGGAAGACAGCTCTCAGGCACTTCATTGAGCTTAATGAATTGCTCAAGCGCCATCGTATCGAAATCCCCACCCGCGTTGATTGAGAGCGCTACAAAATCCTGATCCGGGTGATTCTTGGTGTACTCCAAGCTTTCCAGCATCCGAATACGGAAGGGGTCTACATCAGGACTTTCAGAGAGCACCAAATCGGCCACCAATTGGGAACGGCCATCGGGCTCAATCTCAACTGAGCAATTCTCAAACCAGCCCGCCACGTCCCGAACCGAACGTTCGGGCCGCGTCTTTTCTTCCAGCGCATCCGGGTGATCGATAAAGAATTTCTTGCCCTCAAAAAGCTCGGGGCATGAAGCAATGGCTTCTTTGGTGTAGTAATAGCAATCCGTCAGATTGCCCAAGCCCTCTTGCAGAAGAACCGCTCTAAAACGTCGGCCAGGCTGAGCGGGAATTCCGCCCGTTGTGGTTGTGGCAGTTTCTCGGAGTCGCCCGAGAAACTTAAGAGACGTCGGCGATTTTCTCGCCTGCTTCGCCTGGCCGACGCTGGTGGTGCAAACAGCGTATGGATCGACACTGCTCCCTTTTTTCTTTACGTCGTTAACACATCGATCCCATTTCGCCGAATGGTGACCCTTCCCGGGCTCCATCGCGCGCGTTTGCGCACCATTTGCCGATGCGGAGTTGGTTTCCACCTTCTTGGTGGGTGAGAGAATCCAAGCTCCGAAAAGTCTTGCTTTAGGCTGAGCCATCACCAGCCCTTTCTTTTCTCGAATGTTTGTTTAGAAATAATATTCACTTCGGTGTAGAAGTGCCGCCGCGATCCAAGCTCATGGCGCACTTGCGGCTTAAATAGGCAATCCGAAAACAGGTTGAGCCCCATTTCGCGAGCAACACGCTCAGCTTCTTCAAGAGACCGGACAGGATAGCCCTCAATAATGTATTTTTGCTTACATCCAAGAATGTGATCCCCACGATCGATTGCGGCCACCTCATCATCAGGACGGCCCATCCATTTTTCTTTATTGCGCCTGAAATCTTCAAATGAGCAAAAGCCAAATTGCTCAGGCGTTTCAAGAAATTGATCTATGGTGTCCGCTGATTTCATTGAATGGGCGTCCTATCTTGATTCTTGATGTCAGCCCGGTCTTGGCTTGTCATCGCCGAGGGGGAAGTGCCACCACTCAAGGATGGAGACTTTGGGGCACTTCCCCCGCCACCTTGGGCCGGGCTACCCGCTGGTGCTGTTAAAGGCGCTCCAATATTTGGCATAATGGGCGGATCTTCTTCTTCAGAGATCAGGGCTTTTTCTTTGTCGTAATCATACTCATCGCCCAGCTCTAGTTCTTTGGCCGCAATCGGTGCAGCAGTTGAGCGCGCGATGTAGCCGCAATCTTCCGCAAACTTGATGTCTTTTAGTTTGGCCGTGCGATCTTGCGTGATGATCTCAGGGAACGTGACAGAGCACTCAGCGCCTTTGATGCCGTACTGATCTTGAAACTTACGCCAAAGGGCTTTGATCACGCGGGTCACTTCCAGTTGTCTTCGCTCAAATTTCTTAGCCACAGGTTCCGTGCCCACCACAGCACCCGCTCTTGAGGCGCCTGCCTGCATAGAAAGCCCAAAGTAAGTGACTGGGATTTGCGTGCCCGCCGCGATCATGGAAATGCCCTCCATGATGGTTTCATCTTTTCCCTGGCTCCCAACGGCTGTGGCCAGATACTCGCGCTTGATTTTATCGGTATGAACGAAACGTGAGCCAGCAGGCTCAAACTCGCCCAGTTGCCTAAGAGCCGCTGAGATTTGATCCACGTCAGCCTGTGAACCCTGGACAATCACGTCTTCCGTCCATGCGGCTTGTTTCTTTAAGGCAATGAGCTTGTAGTTAATGCAATCCCTCACCCACTTGAGATAGCCCAAGACCGGAAAGAGATCCGAACGCCCGCGCTTTTCGTTTGATACGCAGTTGTACTTAAAATGCATCACATCGCTTGCAGCGATTTGTTGGGTGATGAATTTTGAAGTGGGAACAGGCTGGCCCGCAAGCGATCCCGTTTTGATTTGATACTGGGTGGGAAACACCAGCCAGTAAAACAAAACGCGGTGAATGTCTTCGGGCATTGTCACGATTTCCCAACACGTCGATGGGTCAATCAAACGAATGCGCGGGATCAAACCTTGGGGTGGCTCTTGACCTGGGCGATCGTTATAGCCAATGAACGTTTCGTTATTGGGAAGCCACCAGATCATGTTTTCGCCATAGATAGAGGCTTCTTTAACAATGTCCTCCATCATCTGCTCAAGCTGATTGGCTTCTTCAAACGCGCGCCAAAGGACTAATGCTTTTTCATCTTCGGAGTCTACTCGATATCCACCACCCAAAACAAAATCCCGGGTAATATGTACGATTGCCCGCGCGAGCGGGTGGTGATGGTATTCGTGGAAACAGTACGCGTGCGCGCGGAGGTAGTCATAAAGATAAGGTTGTTTATTAAAGGGGCCACCAAGCAAAGGGACAAAATCGTCTCCGACTAGCCCAGCATTTTGGCCAGCCCATGTGGGCGAGTTTTCCCTAAAGCGCGCCTCGCGCATCTTGCGCAGGGAGTTTCCGCGCTTCCAGCCTTCTTTGAGCTGAGCTTTGTTTTCGAATTTTCTATACCTGTAGCGCCCATCTTTGGTGGCCTCAATAAAAACGCCCGAAGCTTCCACATCCTTTTGGCTTTCAAGGCAGGACATCATTTCGGGAATAGTGTGAACGGAAGGAAAATCAGAAGGATTGCCAGGCTTGAAACGGTCATCGAAGAGATATGTTTTGGGATCGAATTCGGCTTGTGCGGCTAAGACTTGAAGAGCAACTTTGCGCTCTTGGAGAGATTGGGCAATAGGTGTGGGTACTACTTCTTTATTCTTAGCCATTCCCCTCTTTCATTCGCGCGACTTGGCATCAAGCCATTCATCGAAGCTTGGGAGTCCTGGGGTCAAATCCGGTTCGGGTAAATCTTCGGTCATGGGCGCTAATCTACAACGGCAGTTGAAGTGCGCGGGCGGAACCGTTGCGTCACAGTCATCCCCTGAGTGGTCTGATTCTAGTTCGCGCTCAATTTCGCTAGTTGTCAAGCCATCTCGCCACAGACAACAATCATCAGTCTTTGAGTCAACTATTGAGATCCACTGAAAATCGTTAATGCCCTGCATCTTTGCCGCGTCATTTTCCCCATCACGCACACTTTGTACGAAGTCTTGAGTCACGTCCGCTTCCACTTCCCACTCATAGCGGCCCTGATCTTCGGGCGCGTCTGTGTAGAAAACCCGGCTATACATCGTGCGGTTAGGCGAGTCGGGCGGAAATTGCTCCGTGAAATAGTCTTCTAGGATTTGATCCCACTCTTCGGGATCGATGGTGCCCGCTGAAACCCCTTGGCCATCGTTTAACGTTGGCTTGTCAAAAAGCCGTCCTGCTTCGCGGAGCCTTGCCATCGGGCGCGGCTTGGTGTCAGTGATCCGACGCGGGAACGCGCGGTCTATCCGCGCAAGGACGTCTTGGATGGTTTCTTGATTGTTTTCACCCGACGCTTGGACTTGCGAGAGTTGAAACGCGTCCACCACTTTGCGTAAGAGCCTGGAATAAAGAAAATCTGTTCGAATGGAAAGTTGGCCACCACTCGGTGCGGGCCGTCTTTCAACTCCGTGAAGATCACTAGTCGAAAGATGCCATGCTTCGGCTTTTCCAGTAGACCGCGCAATAGCTTCGCTTTGTCCCGCAAAGGAAAGCGCATAAGTAGTGCGCCTGAGTCGTCGCAATAAAGAGTCTGTCTCTTGAGCTGCAATATTAAACCACGGCTCAAGCTGTTTCTCGAATTGCTCGCGGTTTTTCTTGAAGTCATAATGAGTTACTCCTGCATGAACCAAATGAACCGCGATTTGCGCGGCCTTTTTCTTTAGGACTGAAACCGTGGCCCCCACATGGCGCAAGTATTTCTGTAACAACCGCTCAAGCGCGATATCGCGCCCACGCATGTAGTCTTCATAGCGAGAAGACTTAGTGAGCGGTCGAAGGGGGCTTTTCATTCTTGCCTTTCTGTGTGGTGACGACTTGGCCCATTTGCTTATCGATATGCTGAACAGCCTTCGCGCGCCAGTAGGATTCAAGAGCTTTTGCGCATCCTAAAACAGACACCAAATCGCCGGTTGCGTAATGGGCAAAGTCCCCATTCTGCCCAAGCGCCATAAAGACAAAGGCACGGCACTCTTTTACTTCTTTGCCCATCTCTTCGATGACTGCATCAATGCTGGATTCTTTAGAAGTCGTCAAAAATGTTCACCCCAGAAAATATTAAATAATTCGATCATGGTGGTTTCTCTCACTTCCATGCCTTCACCACCTTCGCGCTCAATCCACCACGTGAAACGAGAAGTGCGGCAAATCTTATACGCGCCCACCTGAATGTACTCGACTAATTTGGGCTCAATTCGCTCAAGCATTTCGGCCAAGAAAACCTCCAAGTTGTGCCCTTACCGCACAGTCTTTTGCTTCCAGTAATTTTCTTAGCATTGCCGATCTTTCTGGATTTGAAGGAAGCAATGTATGCATTAGCTCAGCCACTTCAGCAAATGGTTTACTGATTGCCTGCAAATGTTCAGGCAAATGATCATATTTAAAGAATTGCATGATAAAGTCTCTCATCGAATCACCCTTATTACGCCTGCCGAAGGCGATAGTTGTTTCCGCATCTCATTTGCAATCGCTAAAGCATCGGAATGATCCGGGCTAGAGCGGCCCGTGCGATCCCGATAGTCTTCCTTGCTCTCAATGACATGACGGCCTTTCGAATCGTACTCACTGACAATTGTGGGAAGCTCTTCCAGATAAACCGAGTCTTCGGGCAAACACAATGCGTTTTTGAGATCGCTGGCCAGTTCCACATAAAGCTTGGCCTTGCGATTGATGTAAAGCCCTTTGCACTCTTCGCGCTCAGTCTCATCCCGGATGTAGTCAAAACCCTGGCCAAAATGCACTTCCACGATGGTGACTTCCCTATGAATAATGCCATTTCGCTGAGATTCAAGAAGCGAGTCCACCACACCAGACCCGATGCCCGTGGCATCCACTCCCACGGAAATCAGCGATGGATAAGTGCCCGCCTTGATCCGGTCGTCAATCTCTCTTACTGTTTGGCCCGCAATCTCCATGGTGTCCTTCTTCACCATCACGCGAGAGGGCATGACCTGATCACCAAGAATGGACGTAATGACTGATTTGTCCGAACCATATCGAGCCACATCAACGCCAATGCCACAGCGGCCGTTAGATTTAGGCGGCGGCAACCTACGTTGGGCATTTTCCACAACACCCAAAGGAATAAGCGTGGAGTCGTCTTCATCCGGGAATTGGCCCAAAACTTTTGAGATAAAGAGCGGATGCTTTAGCCCCCAGACAAAAGCGCGATCCACAACCCAGGAGAGCGTGATGAGTGCAGGCACCACAACTTTGTAGCTCTTAATCCGCTCAAAGGCTTTCTCTTCGCTTAGCTCTCTTAGGACATTCAGCTCTTTCTCAAGATCACTGATATTAAAGATCCCATTGGCTTGAAGGTTGGGCGAGTCAAAGCAACTGATGTAAATTTTGCGCCAAAGCCGTGATTGAAAGCATTTAAAGAATTCACAGTTTTTTGTGGTGGGATTGCCAATGGCCACGAATTTCACATTTGCGGATGTGAGCATCCCTTGCGCTTGAATCCAGCGTTTGCTTGGCACGCCTGTGGCCTCATCAAAGATCACTAGGATATAAGGCGCGTGAAAGCCCTGAAAGCCTGATGTGGCCCCTTGCCCGCCGCCACTCGTATCCGCATCGTCTTTAGGGCTAAGTCCTATGGCAAACCAATCGCTATCAATCTTCCATTCCGTGGTGAGCATTCGCCCGCCCAAACGGATCTTGGAGTTGCTATAGCCAGCTCGGATCTCGCTCCAAAGCAAATGCTCAACCTGCGTCCACGTAGGCGCTGTTGTGATGATCTTGCTCCCGCGAAATACGGAGCCAAACCACAGCACCATTTTGGACACCAAAAAGGTCTTGCCCACGTCGTGGCAGGCCGAAATAGCGATCCGGTCGTGAGCCGCTATTTCGCGCGCAATGCGCGTTTGAAATTCTGTAAGCGTGGAGACGCCCTGGATTTGCTCAATGTGAGCAGCGGGATCACTCCTGAGATTCTGAAATAATTGGCGCTGTTGATTGAGATTCAAGGCTCTTCAGTACATCGGTTAAGGATTGAAATAAAGCCTCGCCATCTTTTCCCGTATGTTCAATGGCCTTTCTCTTGGGCCTGACATACTCACAGGCTTCGCTTGCAGCGGCCAATCGATTGGGAAGCGTGATCCAGGGCACGCGGTGAGCTTTGCCTAAAGCGTCCAGAATGATCTTTGGCTTTTTGTAGCCCAACGCTTTTTCATCGCCCTTGACCACCAAAAGCAAAAACTCAAACGGATCGACACCCAATTTCTCGCAAAGGAGTTGGGCTTCCAACGTCTTCTTATTGGGCGTCCCCTTTTTGCGGCCTGCATTGGGCGGGCGCGGTTTTCCTTTAGGCCATGCCATGACTCATCCTATCACAACTCACTTTAAGTTTCGGCGGGCCATGGGCCTTTTCCCGCCAAAGCCTCGTAAACCCTTAGCCTTTTTTCATTCACAGTCTTCAGCATAAATTGGGCATCAATCCCCGCCCAAGCCAGATGCTTTAATTCTTTAATCGACGCTTCAGACAAGTTCCACATCCACATGGCTTGTTTAAAAAACTCTTCTTTGGTTTCATACGTGATCACGCCAGGCTTTGTCCATTCTTCCCAGCGCGGAGCAAGAACGATCTTACCCGCCCAGGCCATCTCAAGCCAAGCGATGTTTGATTTGCTATGGTTAAAAGTATTTTCAGAAAGAGTAATCACCCCAAATTGATGGGGCAAAGAGTAAAGCACCATGAAGTAATTTAGCAGATGAGGCTCAGGCTTCATGGCTTCAATTTGACCATTGATGAACCAAGGATTGGTTCCAAAGAAAGTAAACTTGGGCCCTGAGCTATCTTCCCACTCTTTGATTAAAAGCTCATAATCGGGCTTAAATTCAAGCAAATCCCCCATGTGAGAAGGCGTTCCACGCCAAAGAAACTTCTTAGCCGTGTTTTCTTCCTTCTTTTGCCCCCGGTGAAGACGCTCATCCAAAGCATTAGGAACCACATAGATTTTCTTATCAGGGAAATGTTTTTTAAACTCTCTTTGAATAAAGGGGGTGGAAACCGTGATCACATCAGCCCGCATGAGCCCATTCCAGATAGCGGCTCTCACATCGTTCGTTGCGTAGTGAAAGCACCAAGGGTTGCTATCGGTGACAGCGTAAGGGTGATCATCCCAGTCCACCACGCAGGGGACGCCCATATTTCTAAAGAGATCCATTTTTTCGATATCTTCAGCGCAATCAGGCCTTTGAAAATAGGCAATGTCCGCAAAAGGCGGATGGGTGATGTCCACTTTATCCACTAAAGAAAATCGAATGTGCTGATGGCGAGCCAAGTGAGCAAGCGGCCCTAAAGAGCGATACCAGCTCACGGCTTCACTAATGCGGGGGATGTGCCCAATGACATGGATCATGCTGATTTTTCCTTCACGTATTGATCAAAGTTCCCAGGGTAATCCCCGCGCGCGTGATCATGCTTCCATGCGGTGTAAATCTCATCGTGCGGAATGGGGTTGGTGCGCTCTTTGTAGTCCACCAAATAGGCGTGCCGCATCCCCTTGCGCTGCTCTTCAGCCCACATGGCTGTTTCCATATGGCCATAGAACTGAGAATTGGCAAGAAAGCCTTTCTTTAAGACTGAAGCACGCCACACGCTCATATTGATCATCTCAGCACGTGGCAGAAAGGCTAGCCTGGGCCCGCTTCTTTGGGGCTCAAGATACCGTGGCCAATCCCAATGGGTCAGCCTCTCATCAGTCAGAGAAACTGAGCCCAGCGATTGAAAGGGCTTTTTGTTGTCTTCGGCAAATGCATCTAAGCAAGCCGTGACCCAGCCCTGAGACGTGGGAAACGAATCAGGGTCAACAACGAAGACTAGGTCATTGGACGTTGGCTTTAAGTAATTTAAAGCAAACGACACGCCCCCGTGGCCACCTAAGTTGGTGAGCGGCGAATAGATTTCAGCCTTCCAATAGCGCCCTAGTTCTTCCACAAGCTTTGAGCATTCGGCCTTTCGGACAGGATAGTGATGATCCACGAAAACCATGCGGTCTATCCGCGCCCGCTCAGCATCAGTCGTCATTTCCCGAATCTGACTAAATGCCGATTTGATCACTTCGGGCCGCATGTGAAAGACTGAAATCCAATAAATCATTTGCCAGCCGGATTCTTAAAGTGGGAGTACGTGAAGTTCGCGGTTGCCCGCTCTTCATTCGTTCCGTCAGGCACCCCATCGCGCTTATCGCAGTAGAGATGCCAAAGTTTGAGCCTCAGTCTCTCTTCAAAAGTATCTCGCGCAGGCTGGTAAGCCCACGCGAGATACCGAGAATGAAGCTCAGTCACGGCGCCCTCTGGCCCATTCGCCTGAGCCATGCAGACATATTCCCTTCCTGATACTTGGCCGCCATAGCCTTGATCTTGGCTAGTTCCTTCTTTGGGACGGACAAGTTGATAAGCGGAGCCTTGCTTTTTTGGTTCTTCGAACGGGGATTGGGCTTTACCCCCCTCACCCGCTTTGTTTTGGTTTTGTTCATGGGACCGTCGTAACACACAAGAATTCATGATTGTCAAATGCCTTTCTTTACTAACCTAATAAAGTCCTCAAAGGGCAGCACCGCCATCGCGGGCTTGTGATCCCCTTGGGTCACCAACACGGGGACGTCTCCCAGCTCAGGTTCGCACTGGACTTCCATGATGGCGTTAATCGGTGCGTAGTCTCTAAAGCGCTTGCATTGGAATTTATAAGGACCTGTTTCCGCTAAATCGACACCAAAGCACTGGCCGTCTTGATACTCAAGATGCCTTCGCGCTTTGGGGAATATGTCCCGCATTTGAATCGCGCACCAGCGTTCAAAACCGTGTCCTTTAGTCCGGGATTTTCTGCCATTATTTTTAGTCATTTTTTGGGTCCTCTTACTGTTACACCTGTGACACCTGTTACACCACTTTCCGTATATATAGGTATTA